TAAATAACGCTAACGAAAACGAAACACTACACGAAGTCTTAAAAAAGGTAGCTTTTGACTTTAAACTTCAGGGGGCTTTTGCCTTGAATGTAGTTTGGTCAAAAGACAGGACACAGATAGCTGAAATTTATCATATCCCTGTAGAGAAAATCAGATGTGAACGCCCTGACGAACTTGGAAAAGTAAACGGATATTATGTTTCAGGCGATTGGGCAAATACAAGAACGAACAAACCTTACAGAGTACCTGCTTTTAATCTTAACGATAGGACTTCACCAAACCAAATATTGTACTCAGGACTTTATAGTCCGAATATGAACTCTTATTACACTGCTGACTGGGTTTCCTGTGGTAATTGGGCGTTAATTGATTCTCGTATATCTGAGTATCATTTAAACGCTATCAGTTCAGGATTTTCAGGCAGTTTTATGATTTCCTTTGCGAATGGAATACCTACAGCTGACGAAAGAAGGCAAATAGAACAAAGCCTTACGGATAAATTCACAGGACAAAACAATGCAGGAAAATTCGTTTTAACATTTTCAGACGATAAAACTAGAGTTCCTGAAATAACACCTATTACTCCTGCTGATTTAGATAAACAATATTTAGCACTACAAGAACTACTAACTTCTAATATTTGTTCAGGACACAGAATTACAAGTAAGACTCTAATGGGATTAGATAGTGCAAATGGGTTCTCTAGTAATGCTGACGAATTAAACAGTGCTGCTAATTTCTACTTAAATACAGTAGTAAAGCCGTTTCAAGGACAAATACTTAAAGTGTTGCATAAACTTTTTAAAGTCAATCAAATGGATATGCCTATTCAGTTTGTACAACTTAAACCAATAACTACCAAGTTCACTAACCAAGATTTAGCAGCTGTTTTAACTGCTGACGAAATAAGGGAAGAAATGGGATATGCTCCTTTAGATACTGATGTAGAAGTAAGGGAAGATTTTTCAAGCGAGAAAACAGAACTTGACGCTTTTATTGAAGAATTTGGCGAGGATATGTCGGACGAATGGGAACTAGTAGAAGAAGAAGTAGTAGACGGAGAACACCAAGACTTTAACTATGAACAAGTGTTGAATGAATTGGTAGACGAAAAGATTGAACTAGCTTCAACAGGAAGGGCAATACCAAATCGTAAGTCAGAGCAAGACGGAAAATCTAAAAAAAGTGGCGACCATTTCAGAGTTCGCTATGTTTATTCTAATGACAATTTCTTAACTAACAAATCAGGTAAAAAAAGAGAATTTTGCAAGAAAATGGAATCGGCTAAAAAGCTTTATAGAAAGGAAGACATTATCAATATGGGTTCTAAACCTGTAAACGCAGGATTCGGAAAAGGTGGTGCTGATACTTATTCAATTTGGCTTTACAAGGGCGGTGCTCAATGTCATCACTTTTGGAGCAGAAGAATCTTCAAGAATACAGAAAAGTCAAAGACTAGCAAATTAGAAGACGCTGATATGATTGGCTACACGAAGGCTAGGTCTGAAGGGTTTACTGCTAAGAAGAACGACAAGCTAGTAGCAACACCACCAAAGAAAATGAAGAATAACGGATATATAAACGCAAGATAATTATGAGCTATATACTATTTATATCAGAAGCTAAATTAAAGGACTCTACAGCAATTAATTTAAATGTTGATGTTGAGCTATTACTTCCTTATGTTCGTCAAGCACAGAAACTCTATGTGGAAACTAAGCTAGGTACAGACCTAAACGATAAACTCAAAGCGTTAATTACAGCAGGAACAGTAGGGGACGCAGGAAATGAAGCATACAAGACTTTACTTGACGACTATATTGGCGATATGCTACCGAATTGGGCTTTTTACCACGCTATCCCATTTCTAAGATTCAAGATTGAAAATGGAAATATCTACTCTAAGACTTCAGAAACAGGTACGGCTTTGAGTACTGAGGAAAGCCAACACCTAAGGGAAGAAGTTAGGAATACTTCAGAATATTACACTGAAAGAATGATTGACTATATTTGCAATAATAATTCTAGTTTCCCTGAATACTCTACAAATACAGGTGCAGATGTGAACCCTGATAGAAACGCTTACTATAATGGAATGAACCTTGAAAGACCAACACCACAAGGAACAAAACTTACTTTAAGAAACTTTTTAAATGGTGCAGACTAATGAAGAAACACTACAAGCCAAAACAAATTAACATTACTAAATTAAAATCTTATTTGCAAAATGCCGATAAAAAAAACAATACAGGAAATATCAGAAGTAGCAGTCCTAAACGGAACAGTCCTAAGTGTAACGACATTCACTAACCTAGAGTTAGCCTTAAAGATAATACTACTTACTGTTTCAATAGCTTTTACTATTGACAAGTGGTGGTTCAATAAAAAAAAAAGGAAGTAAAAAATATGATTAATCTATTGTTGATTAGGGATATGTTTACTGCAAATTCTACAATAGGAGAACTATTCATAAATGGAGAGAGGTTCTGTGATACATTAGAGAACCCTTGGCTAGATAATCAAAGAAATATAAGTTGCATTCCTGAAGGCGAATACCCTGTAAGACTTAGACTACCAAGAGAATCAGCAACAAGGGACTACCTTCACTTATTAGTTCAAGATGTACCTAACAGGGATTATATTCTTTTCCACAGAGGGAACTTCCCTAAAGATACAAGCGGTTGTATTCTAGTAGGACAAGGAACTCAACAAGATGTTGTTAATAACTCAGCATTGGCTATGGACTTATTAATCAAAGAAATACTTAATTTAGGCGGCACAAATATTAACTTAATAATTAAAAATAAATAATATGAAAAAAATTTCAAATTGGTTTAATAGCCTAGTAGTAAAGCAAATGCTGAACAGTAAGAAGTTTTGGTATATGGTTAGTTCTGTAGTAGTTCCTGCTTTAGTAACTTATTTAGGAGTTGATGAATCTACAGCAACAAATTTATTTTACGCACTTCTTACTTTAATCGGAGCGCAAGGAATAGCAGATATAAAAAAATAGTTTGTCTAAACAAGGCAAAAGGCTAAGACTTTCCCCTGAAGAAGTTGAGTTAATCAATGAATCTAGGGGGAAGGACTTGTCAAATATTAACGGCAATACTGCTTTAGATTTACACCTTAAAGATAGGGGTATTTCAAAGCAAGATGTAGTTTCTGTTAAGCATTGGCAAAATATGTCAGGTGAATTACGCTTTTCAATAGTTACAAAAGAACAATACGGAACTGATAAGCTAGATTTACTTGAAGATATTCAAAATCTAATTGAAAATCATTCTCCAAAATACCCTGAAATCAAAAGAGTTAAAGGTGAACACTTATTAGTGATAAATCCTGCTGATATTCATATAGGTAAACTAGGTGTAGCTTTAGAAACAGGTGATGACTATAATACAGAGATAGCATACAATAGAGTCTTAGAAGGCGTTACAGGACTTATTAGTAAAGCTAAGGGGTTTAGTATAGATAGAGTATTATTTTGTGTAGGTAATGATATACTACACATTGACAATGTCTATAATACAACAACAGCAGGAACTCCACAAGATGCAGATGGTAAATGGTGGCAGCACTTTGAAGTAGCTTTAAAGCTCTATGTTAAATGCGTTGAGATATTAAGACAAGTAGCACCTGTAGATGTTGTACACTCAATGTCTAATCACGATTATCAAAGTGGATTTCATTTAGCACACTCCTTAAAGTCTTGGTTCAGAAATACTAAAGATGTTACTTTTGATATATCTGTAGCACACAGAAAATACTATAAGTATGGTTCTAATCTTATAGGACTAGAACACGGAGATGGTGCTAAGATGGATAAACTTCCTATGTTAATGGCTAACGATAGACCTTTAATGTGGGCAGAAACTAAATACAGATATTGGTATCTTCACCATATACATCACAAAGTAAAATACAAATGGCTAGACGCTAAAGACTTCATAGGTGTAACTGTTGAATATATGCGTAGTCCTTCAGGAACTGATAGTTGGCACAATAGAAAAGGTTTTTGTGGCGTACAAAAAGCAGTAGAAGGATTCATACATTCCAAAGAATCAGGGCAAATAGCAAGACTCGTTCACTATTTTTAAACCCTTTTAACCCCTTTTTCAATCTTTCTTTAAATTTATTTTAGTATCATTTACTAGATAAGGAATAACTATTTTTAAACTATTCTGTTAAAAAGATAGTTAAAAACTTTGTTAATTCAAAAAAAGGTTTTATCTTTGACCCATCAAA